GCATCCTTTACGGCATGAACTTGAGTTCTAGTTGTATCAATGCGCCTATCTGTAGCCTTGCAGAAATGTTTCAGCTCCGCTTCTTTGCGCTTTAAATTAACCGCAGAGCTCTCCATCTCGTATTTTAGACTCTGTATTAAGGTATCATCTTTTGCTTCGTTGTAAGCAGAATTTAAGCCAGCTAGATACCTCTTTTCTGCTCGAATTGCTCTTTCGTATGATCTCTGCTTCTGTCCTGCTTCGTAATTGGTATATGTCTCGCCACCATATTCATAGGTTTTGCTATCCAAACTATCTAGGTATTCCTTCGAGTATGTTCTCTCAGTCCCTTCGTAATAGGCGTAAAAACTGTGTCTGCAGTTCCACCCACAAAGTCCTTCGCCCGTACCATAGCCCGTAATATCATAAAAAGAACCATACCCTTTACTTTTCCCACTAAGACTGTATACCCCACCTTGCCAATCCGCATGTGACGGTCTCGCTCCAGAATGTGCGGTAACTTCTACTAAATCCGTACCTATTTCGTCGCAGTATAACATGTTGAGTTCGGCAGAAGATTGATTTACTCCGGTGAGCACTGCCCTGCGTACTGCAACATCAAGCTTGTCGGTGTGCCCTGTAGGGTATTGTACAGTAAGTCCTGATTTAGCAACCTGTTTGATTGCATTTTTAATAGCAAAATCATAAGTAAAAGCACCCGAACTTACCTGCATATTAGCAAGATTAACGGCGTTAATAAAGGCGTTTTGTCCTTGACTAGCAGTGGTCCTTGTAAGATTCTTAACCACTCCTTTAGTCTTTCTTATATGAGATGATAGCAAGTTACCCATTGCAACATTTGACGCATGATCTATAGGCGTCTTTCCTGCTATTGCAGCTCTGAGGTTCTCGCTTTCCATATTCTCAAAATTAGCCTCTTCGAAGACTCTAGCAATTTCCGCTTCCGTCAAGCCCGATACCTTAGATATGCTATTAACAATATCTTTATACAGTATGTTTTGCTGCGTTAGTTTCTCAGCCTCAAACTGTGCACTTTCGGTCAATGTACCTGTCTTAACAATTCGTCTCGCAATGTCTGCAACAAGCTGTTCATTAACCAAGTCCATCATCCCTAGCAGATAAGATGTGCACTGCGCCAAGTACTCCGGACTAAGCATTACTCTTCCTCAGGCGTTATCACAGTTTCAGGCAGCATCTCTTTTGCCTGGTCCTCTGTGACGCCATACCTTCTCATCAAATAGATCTCTTTTCGAATTAGTCCGGATGTAGCCTCTTGCATCATCAGCTGATTTTCTGTTTTGCTATCAACAATCAGGCTATCATCGAAGTTAAACGATACATCGTATGATCCAGCTGGTGCGAGCTTGTATAGGCTCGTCCATACATCCATAGCCTTAATTAAATCCTCTAGTGCGTTCTGTAGCGACTCCTGAATTTGTGATACGAAAGAATATGATCTCTGTTTGCTAAACAAAACCTCTGTAGCCGTTCGGTCCTCGTCCTGGACATCGGATAATGTCCCATACGCAAGACCACACGCAAACTCAATACGCCTTAATATTTGATTAAAGCCGTTAAACAAACTTGAGTCCCTTATTTCAGGACTGAAAATTTGATAAAAAGGTTTTTCAGATATACCCGCATCTATGCTGTACTGACGGAATAGTCGCCCCTTGCCAGATGGCAAAATAGTATTTCCGTTACTGTCCTTTCTGAACAGCGACTCGGACATATCTACGGCTAGCTCTGTACCCTTAAACTCCCACATGATACGTGCCCATTGCTCATCTGCCTGCTTAATAAGTTCAGCGGCTTTTGAATATACAGACACTCCGAATGGACTTTGTCTATTCTTGTTATTTGCCTGTGGAATTTTGAAGTATGAAAATAATACGCCCGGCACATTTTTAATTGTCGTGTGCTCTTCAAGATTCTCCCATTCCGGAACATCAGTCAAATTTATCTGATGACCAAGCACGCCCTTTTGCTTACTCTCATAAGCTCTGTTTTGAATAACGCAATACTTTCCATCAAAATCGTGTGATTCGACTCTAGTGTATATCTTTCCGTTACGAACCACCTGCTCAACAAACTGACAAGAGGTTATCTGTCCAGAGCTATTAAATCCTGTAGGAACAAATCTATCTGCCTGGATAAACTCAACGGATATTGTATCACCCTGTACATAAGGCTTAAGTATGATTCCTCCAAGTGCACATGCATACTCCGTCTGAATTCTTAGTTCTGATAAAACCTTTCGGTATGCTGCGTTTAAAAAATCAGCTCGTTTGCTTCCGATAATCTCCGATTCCATCTCAAGCGTAACGAGTCTTGCCAGCTCCGATGACACTGCAGAGGGAATGCCCGTGCTCGTCACATCATCTTTAGTCCATGGTGCTTTGTCTTCGTACATCGCAGACCACAACTCTATGTAATCGATTGTCTTGTCATCTAGGACAATTGTACTAAGTACCTCTCCTTGTGCTGCACGCTCTTTAAAAACCTTTCTAATCCACTCTATTATCTTGTGAAACATATACTGCCTCCTAATAATCTATCAATCTCTTTGCGAAACGCTCGATTGTATATTCAAAGCTATCTAGTGAGTCTATATCGCTCGTTCCGTCATCAAGCCTTACGTTCTTTGTTTTTTCCTTTGGGTCCCAAATACACGTACTTAAAGCTAGCACCAACGATTCGCTCAAGTTTTCGATATAAAAAAACCGCCCTTGAGCCATCAGCCTGGCGGTAAGATTTATTCTGTTGTTAACCTCGTCTTTCAGTGCGTTGTGAATGCGTATCCATCCAAGTCCGTTTTGCCTTAATGCCTGTCTAAAACCTGCAATAAGTGTTTGTTCTGCATTGTCACAAAATATGTCTGTGACGGTACCATATCGGTTAATGACTTCACGAACAAAGTCACAAAACATTCCTTCTAGCATCGTGGGAGGTATCTCGGCATCTGTACACGGAATCCTCTTCGATAGCAAACTAATCACATTCTTGTAATCTGATGTAATCCCTGTTGCCACGAAAGAATGCGCAGACCCCGTTCCCCCAAAGTCAACTCCGATGTAGATATTCATGATTCGAGGAATTGAGTCTGTCCAAATATGCCTTTCAGGATTGTCTGCAAAATTCCTGTATATAAGCCCCTCAGCTATACACCTTAACCCTAGAATGTCTCTTTTGTACCAAATCGATGTCTGGTCATACTGACTCTTTATCTCGGCTCGTCTTTGCTCTGAAATGTTAATGTTATCGTCAATCGTGAAGTGCTGGTAATTGTATCCACCGAGCAATTCTCCTTTTGCAGCCTTTGCCTCGTACTTGTCAATATACTCTGTGTAAATGTCAGCATTTGGATTATCTGGGTTCAAATCCCAAAAGAATTTACGCTTGCTTGCTGCAGCGGTACGGTTAAATGCCTCTTTGATAGTGTTGTCGTGATGCAAATTGATTTCTGTAGCAATCCACATTCCGTACGAATTGCCTCGAATTTTTTTAAAGCTATCTGCTTTCGCACCGCCCGCAAAGATTACAACCTTCTGTCTGCCACCTGTTGATGGTCCTTTTATAAACAATGCATCATTGTCTTTGTATTTACCCCATCGACATTGACCCCGAAAAATATATTCAAGCCCAAAGCCATTCGCATCGCCAATATTAAGCTTGGCATTTGCGACAGTAGATCCAGTAGCTAGATGTAATTTATCCTTAGCCGTTTTGAGTTCGTGCGCAAAGGCAAACACATTATCCACAGTCTTACCCGCTCTTATTGCTCCTTCTGCGATGTTATACATACACTCGGCCGTCCGCCTCATGTACTCCTTGTGCTTCTCGGAAAAATTAAAAGGGATTGTCTTACGCCTTATTATCGCCATATACATCCCCCTCTATATCATCTAAGAACTCAACTTCATCATCTCCACCGATTCTGCTCGTCTCGGCTTTAAGTTTCGCAATTCGCACCTTCTGTTCCTCTGTGGCAAGGTCCCAATCCCTATGAAGCATTTCGTCATATTGCTTAATCAGGTTCCTTAATTCACCCTGGGCTCTAGCTTGTGCTTTGAGAAAGTTATTTTGCTTATCCCAAGCCTGCTGCACTTCCCACTTAGACCCTATCGTAGCTCCTGCCTTAGCTTCGACCTGCTCGACTGTCTTGTCTCTTTGGTCTTCAACGTAAGCGATCTTTTGCGCTCTTATGATAGCTGCATAAGCAAGCTGTATCTGATGCCACAATAAATCTAGTGGATTGGCTTGCTCAACCGCGGTCACAATCTCAAGAGTTTCCTCCGGCAGGAATCTAGAGAAGAACCCAAATTTCTCAGCTCGCTTGTTCCCCTTTGGTGCTCCTGTCGCATTTTTGTTCCCGAGTTGCGCAATCGAGTTTTTGTGTGCACCCTTTTTCTTTTTTTGTGTGCACCCTTTTCGCTCCCAGTTATATCTCTTCTTCCACGACTTGACTGTGTTGAGACTAACGCCATATTTCTCGGCAATGTCTTTGTATTTCATGCCGTTCATATAATCTTGTTTTGCTAGTTCATATTTTTCAGCCAAGCCTCACCACCTCTCTTTTCGTCTGTTTTGTAAGTATGAAAAAAGACACCTCTTTTGAAGTGCCTTTAGGTTATTTCACTTTCTAATTTAACTGCTAAGTCTAAGCCCTAGTCTTAGCTGATCCATTTCATGCAACTTTCCTATTTTCTCATCTAAATCACAAGGATTTAGTCTGATATATTTATCGTGCCTTATGAAAGACTCTTTCGGAAGTCCGGACTTTTGCCATTCTTGTATAACGTATTCTGGAGGATTATCGCCCCTGTTTTGGCTTGTAATCTTCAAGCAAATTATAAATGCTGTATTGTTATTTATAATTAAAACCGGCCGTCTTTTTATTTCAGTACTATCCTCATATCGAACCCTTGCCCAATATATGTCCCATCTTTTAATAGTCATATTCCTCCGGAAGCACTAATACATCATTTTCATCCCTGTACCCTACTATGTCGTCCTCTGGTATTTCAAATTCAGGCATCTCAATGCTAGGAAGTTTGTTAAAATATCCCTCAATTAAATCATTAGTGATTCGTATATTTCTCTTATAAGGGTCGTAGACCTGACTCCAAGGAGTACCGTCCTTGTGCGTTAAGTTTTTTAATGCTTCTCCCGTATACTGACCGTATACCCTGGCAACATCAACTAAGAGTTCTTTTTCGTCCTCGCTAAACTTATCACTATTAAAGTCTTTAGGAAGCATGCTTATTGGCTGATTACAATAGCCTTTAAACGTATGATACACAGAAGGGACAACAGGCCCATATTGCCATGCTTGAATTTCATCAGCAAATAGTGGCTTTGAAAACCTTTGCAGGCAATGACCTTGTGCGTAGAACAACAATTTATTCATTTTGAGGTTCGTTAGTTCATTTTCCTTATTTGGCATAAGATAAATAAAGAAATTTGCAACATCAACTGCATTCAACATAATTCATCTCCCTCCTTCTTTGTAGTAATATACCACAAAAGAGATGGGAAACGCAACTTTTTTTGCATTTATGCAAAAACATCTTGCAACACAAAAGACGCCCAATCCGAGCGCCTTTTGCGAGTTATTATATGAGAAATAATTTTTGAGGAAGCCTCAATTCCCTTTTCGCTAAATACAATATATCACA